ACCGCTCCATTAATGCTGATTTCGGATAGCCGATTTCCTCCGTCAATGCAGAAGTAACCATCGCAGGGAGCGTAATACACTTCTTGATAATTCCCTAGTACGGCATCCTTTAGGACGATCCTTCTACTCCATCCTTCCGGCATTGCTTGTGTAGATACAAACTCCGTATCGGCCTTTTTTATAAATTTGCTCAACAAAAGTTGGAGGAGCGACTTCAGCATGACGCACCTCCTACAAGTGAAGTGTTACGCTGCCCCTTCGCTGGGAACGAATTTTGCCTCAAGCGGTTGCTGATCGTCTGTCTCGCAATAGAGACTAACGGTATTCCCCTTCCGAACCGGAGTTGTAATTCTGAGATAACCTTGAGAGTTAACGCAACACGTTCCCAGCTTTCCGGTAATGCCGACATTGACCGATGGCCGGTTTCCGCCGAATGTAATCCATCCATCACTTGGAGGCGTATAAAGCTGAGCCTGAGCGTGGTTAACAAAGAACGTTGTTCCGGGATTTGGGTTTGAGAAAAGACCTTGACTTCCGACCCATTCCTTCTTACCCTGCAAGAACTTCTCCGCAAAGAGCTGGATAAGCTGTTTAAGCACAGGCTACCTCCTTGCAGAAGAGCGTTCTTAAAAGCTGATACCCCCCCCGCCGATAGAGGAAGAAAAACGCAAGAAAATGTTCTTTAGACTTTTTGCGGTAACCTTCATTGCTTGACCCTTTGCGAGAGGAAAAAGCAGTCGAATGTCTTTATCGGTATTTCCAAACGTTGTAGCTGCTATTTCAGTTGTATCGGAACTTATTTGAAGAAAGCCATCAGTGTTGGTAGTGCGACCTGTCACATACAAATAACCGTCTGCCGGAGCAATACCAATGTGTGCATCACTCCAAGTGGTGCATTCTGTTTTGATAGAAGGAGTGATAACAGTGTTGGACGCACTCGGCATAGCCTGATGTCCTACAAGCTCGGATTCCTGTTTGCTGTAGAACTTGCTCAGCAGGAGGCTCAGAATGTTTTTCAGCATAATGCGCCTCCTGTCTGAAGGTTAGCTAGAACCGACAGCGGGAATAAAGAAGCCGTCTGTTTGTCCTGTGTATGGGCTGATGTAGCAAACGACAACCTCACCCTTTCTGACGGGCACATAACATAAAGCTGAACCATCTCCTGAAGAAAGGGAAGCCACTGAAGCATACAGCGTTGCCGACGTAACTGATTGACTTCCGATTCGAACCCAGCCGTCCGCAGGAGCCGTGTATTCAAGCCCGTTCGTAGCAGTGAAGGCAACTTTTGTAGATGATGGGAGGGATTGATTTCCAACCCAAGACTTTTTGCTTTGCAGAAACTTCTCTGCGAAAAGTTGGATAAGGCTCTTAAGCATGACAGAGTCCTCCAAACAAGGCGATTATACCCCCCCCCGAGTGAAACGGTCTTACTTAGATAAATAATGACATCCTTCATGCTACTACCTTGAACAGTCCAGGTTTGCCCTTTTGCAATAGGAATAGTCGTTGCTAGACGGGCGCCCTCCCACGGGAAAGTTAGATTGCTCGCGTATCCTGCTGTAGCTATTCCAATAATTGGCACTGCACTTGTACTAGTACCCGTGAAAAATAAATAACCATCGTATGCAGCTATTCCAGAAAATGCTTGGGCTGTCCACTCTGAGCCGATCGTTCCATTGTCAACTAATCGAGTGTACTTATCGGAGGGCATTGCCGAATGTGCTGCCTCCTCCGGTGTTGTTCTTGTATTCAGCAATAGCTGAAGCAATTGTTTTAGCATTTAAGCTCCTTGCCGAGACTAAATGCCCGGCGTTATTAGATTGGGCAGAAGTAGCAGAAAACCGTTCCGCTTCCCATTCCGAAGTGATATTCGAGTTCTTGCCCTTTTTTAACGTATAAAAAAGCCCCAGCATTGGAGCCTGGAGATGGATTCCTCATTAGAGACGGCCAGTCACCTTGAGACTGAGTACGAATCCCAATGAATGTTGCCTGAGTTCCGTAAATCCATGCTGCTCCGTCAGCTGGGGCTACATAAGCAAAAAGGCCTGTCGAAGTGGAGGTATGAACTAAAATATTTCCCGAAACAAAATTGGAAATTCCAAACTCTGACGGCCTTTTCCCATATACAGTTAAACTACCCCCCCCCGCTTACAGCTCTACGTGGTACAAATAAACTGCACAGCAAATTTGCTAATTCTTTAAGCATTGAAAAAACCTCCTCGTCTCATAGAGTCGCGGGCATCAACTGCCTGCTCCAATTCATAGGCCAAAGCATCCGGAAAATCCGGGTAGTCGATAAAAGGGAATCCAGGTTGATCCGGAAGATCTTTGAGTGCTTGGCGATAATTCAATAGAGCCTGTCGATCTGCTTCTGTTAATTGAGCTCTCTTTGCCCTGGCTACTGACTGCACAGTAATGTCCGGGAGCTGGACGTATTTGTCGGTGTCGGAAATTCGAGCATTACGCTCTCCTCTAACCTCAAGCTCGTAACGCTCTTGGACAAATTTGTCATCCAGTTCCGGAAGTTCTGTTGAAAGGTAATAATTACCGTCAGCACTATGGAAATAGCCTTGAGGACTGGGCTCAAGCTTCCAATATTTGATGATGACTCCATCATCTCGTTTAAATCTTTCGGAAAGCTTGTAATGACTTTGGGCAAAAGCCTCGTCCTTCGGATCCGTAAAAGCATGCTGACCAGGGGAATTGGAAGACACCACGACTTTCCCTTCTGAGTCTTTCAGTGAGTATTTTGCCAGCGGCTGGCTCATTGCCTTGGCAAGCATTTCCTGCCTAACTTGTTCTAAGGTCTTCATTGTGTATCCTTCGGAATCGTTTAATTTGTCGATGAAGTTTCTGACTCAGCAGCGTTTTTGGCGTCATCAATTTCTTGTTGAGTACCACCGTTTTCAAGGATCAGTTCTTCGAGAATCGGACAAACATAATCATCAACACGACCGTCAAAGCTACTGTCTGCCCATTCATTAACTCCGGCGCCGAACGCAATATTGTCTCGGGCCGTCTTTTGCTGAGTCGTGCTTAATGACTGACTGGCCTGATAAGAAACAGAAGGCGTAAGGTCTGTGTAATCTGCAGATAAAAGAGCTGTCCCCGCCGAAGAATCAACCGATGCGATCCTAAACATCCGGCCATCGGTTCCAACAACTGTATCTCCGGCCTTGATGTTTCCCTGCGGCTTAAGATCTGCTATCTGAATCGTTCCGGATACGGTTAAAACCTGATTGATCACGCGTACCGCATAAGCACTTGCGGCCGCTTCAAGAGCTTTCGTTTCTGCGGTCTGCGCAGCTGTCTGAGCAGTTGTTGCCGCTGTTTGAGCAGTCTCTGCATTACCCTGCGCTGTCTCTGCCGCCTGCTGTGCGGCGTGTGCAGTTTGCACGGCCTGTGCCGCATTGTTAGCCGCAGTTTGTGCGCTTGCGGCAGAACCCTGAGCGGCTGTTTGTGCCGCTGAAGCAGATGTTTGGGCAGTGTTTGCCGTATTAACCGCGATCGTTGAGGCATCGACTGCAGACTTAGATTGCGCAATTGCAGTCTGAATGTCAGCATCCCAATCATCGACAGTCTGTTTTAGTGTCGCAACTTTCTCATTGGCCGCATTCGCCTCTGCCAATGCATTCGAAGATGTTGAATTAGCAGTCTGTGCAGTTTGCCGGGCCTCTTTAGCGATTGATAGCGCCTCTTCGGAATTATCTGAAGCCTGGTCTGCATATTCGCCGATATTGTTAATCGCATCTTCCGTCTGCTGCAGAACTTCCGGACCGCTTATTACTCCTGTACCCGTAGGCGTGTAGTGAAATTGAAATTTCTTATTTGCCATGATCTTTTACTCCGGCAACCTGAGGAAGTATGCAAGGGTGTAAAACGGAGGTTCATTTGAAACTCCCGTAATCGCGACATTCGCATTCAGCGTGTGGGTGTGGGTTTGGCCGCTTCCGGTATTCCCAATCGAAAGAGAATGGGTGTGAGCGCCGTTGCTCGAAGTTTGCCCGGACCAGGTTTTAGAGGCGTCAAAACTAAGATCGTTTTGATTGCCGTTGTTTCCTTCTGTTTTGTTGGCATTGCCAGCACCGCTTCTAGTGAATGCTCCACTAGCTCCATAACATTCGTTTTCTCCCCAGAATGATCCGGTAATGTTCATCGTTCCACGGGTGTGAGCGTGGTTTCCCGCGCTATTGGCGCTTCCGGTATGCGTATGAGCAGGTAACTGAGCTACAGTTAGGGCTGTCCCTCCGATTGTTCCATTGACTGCAAGATCTTGGATTTCGATCGTTGCAGATCCTCCCGCCGCTCCTGCATCCTTCGGCAGGGATCCCTTAACAAACTTTCCAACTAAATTTGGAGTCGTTCCTCCCCTTCCGTCCGAACCTCCGTCACAAAGGACCCAGCCTGCGTCAGCTTGCGTGGATCCCCAAAATATCGGGTTCCTGTTTCCAGTTCCTCCGAGCGTCACGTTATAGAAAGGGACAACGGCGCCGGCCGGGACAGTGATATCCATGTTGCGCCAAACTGCTCGGTTAGTTCCTGGTGCTACTGGCGTCGAATGCGGACCGTTTGGCTGCAAGCAACGGTACTTAGTTCCGTTCTGCATGACCTCATTGCCAACCTCGTAATCCAGTAGGGCAGAGTAGTTCATGATTCCACCTTGCTGGAACCACACTGCAAATTGAGATAAAAGGAACAAGACACCGTTGAAGTCTGCTTTGTGCGGCGGAATACCGCCCTGTTCAATCGGAACAGCATTGACCTGACCCCAGCCCTCCTGTACAGACAATCGCCCGGTTCCCGCTTCGGTTGGAGTTAAGGGAGGAATCGTGTATTCCCCGTTAGCTGCCACAACTCCGGGAATTTGAAATTTAGGATAGTTGCTCATATATCAATAACCTTTGAAGGATTGAATACGCCCTGATTGAAGGGAAGAAGTTTTGATCCGTAGAAACCAAAGACCAATGTGTTTGGCACAACGGCTTCGACATTTGCCAGAACGCCCGCAGGCCTATTCAACAGTCCGTAGTTTTTGAGAATCGCGATTTGAACTGAATTCGGCTCCCCCACAATTCGGATGTTGATGGTCATGTCCTGATAATCGTTTACGAATGCTGGAAGTCCAATAAGACGGGTCAGCAAAGAATTGATGGTTTCAGCCGTTGAGTTCGAAACATTCACAACAGCCCGATAAAAAATCAAGAATCTGAAAAACTCATCATCCAGTCGTGTGTCCTGCCCATCAATTACAAGGTTTCGATTCACGCCTACACGTTTGCCCCACCAATCCAGCCAAACCCCAGAAGCTGTCCCAGGGTTCAAGATGAAATTAAAAAACGCGTCCAGTTGAGGGGACGCGTCTAATTCGGCATTGAAAAGTAACCCTAATTGTCGGTATCGCTCGGAGTGCGAATACTGCGACTGGAGCGCAATAGAAATCAACGATCGGACATTTGAGAGTTTTCTGAAATCCTCGACACTCAGAATGTTCCGCCAAGTTGCAGAATCAGCCATCGTTAGCCTCCTGTCTGGAATACCAGAGAGACATCGGACTCCTGAATCGTAGGCTCCACATTCGCAGGAATTTGGACACTGGATCCGAAAGCACCTGTCCCTAAAGCTACTTGGATGGATGCAACCGGAACCGCTGTCGCTGACTGAATTGCGGCATAGAACCGAGAAGCGTAGACAGTCGACGCCAATGAAACGCGATCATTTGAACCTTGTCCAAGAACGTCATTGATTACAGCCTGAATGACGTTGTTTTTCTCAGTCGGATTCATTGAAGTAGCAAAGAATTCGATCTTAACCTTCAAGGCTTGATTCTGAGGTCTGACAATGTTGTACACGTAGGTAGCGTTGTAGAACCTGGAGTCCGTGTAGGAAACCTGATAGCTTCCGGTAGTCCCACAGCCTGCATCCTTACGCTGGTAGATCGTTTGAGCGATCTGCTCATCCTCTCCGCCAACGATGGCGACCAGAATGGAATGAGGATTGATGCTCACACCGAACTGCGTAATGACTGCATTCGTCGGATTCTCTAAAACTCTGACATCGAGAACACCTTCTAACGCGGCCAGATTCGCCTCGATCGCTTCAACATATCCGGTGGCGTTGACAGCATAACTTTCGACCATGCGGTTTCTAAGTTCTGCGTCTGTTTCCTCATCGCGTCCAACAACACCTGCGGCAGGATTGTTAATATGGTCCCATCCGGCAATCGTTGTGACGATTCTGTTTACTGCACCGGCGGCTACTTCTAGCGGGCCGTGTTCAATAGCGGTAAAGGTTGTTGTGACGCTTCCGGTGTCTCCAATTCGCGCACCTGCTGCGGCCGAATGTCTGTACTGATTGCCAAGGGAATCTTGCGCGATCGCACCATAGGGGATCACTGTTCCCTTCAAGCCTGTCAGCACGCAATTGACAACTGTAGGTTCGGAGATTTTGCGATCTAAACCGTAAAGAGCCGCCAGAGCATCTAAAAACTTTCCTGTTGCGAGATCCGGGTTGACCATGTTCGACAGGAAAAGAATCTCAGAGTTTTTAGCCTCGATTTCGGCCACGATCAGATCAAGAACCTGTCCCATTGGCGAACTGGGCTCAATATTCAGGAGCGGATCAGTTGGCGATGTTTGAAAAGCCTGCTGGATCCTGGTTCCGAGATCGGAACGAATCTCTTGCGTACTCGGCAGTTCTATGCCGACCAAAGGATTAAAAATGATTTGAGCCATAATTTTTTAGAACACAAAAGAAACTGTTTCGTCCTGCGCTGTCGTTATCGTGATCTCTCCGTGGAGTGTCCTCGTTTCCTCATCGAACTCGGTAATGTCCACAGAATCAACTGACCTCACACCATCAACCCTATTTCCAGCCTCATGAATCAATTGAGCAAGGACGGAGGAATCCAGCTTTTTCGCGAGCTGGGCTTCCTTCCATGCAATGCCGTTGGCCTGCTGGAAGTAAGCATCGTTCGTCCACAACCGAATCTCATTAGCTAAGTTCTGGGCTATTGCCAAAGCTCCGGACGTTAAAAGGATGTTCCCTTCTTTCGTCAGCTGAAGATCCCACGACTGAGGATTCAGAAGAGCGGTTTTTGCTGTATGCGGCATGATCTAACTTCCTCATTTATTGCGGGGCGCCGGTGCTTGAATTTCCGCTTTGAACACCTGTGTGCGTGTGGCTGGTGAGGCTGATGCCCTTCGCATTTACATCACCTGTGAATGTTGCATCAGCGCCGCCAGAACCACCGCCGGAAATCGGACCGTTCAAATTGATCTGAGCAGAGTTGACTGTGAAACTGGTGCTCGCATTAACCTCACACTCCGGCGCCTCCATCGTGATCTTTGTCGGAGCTTTAATCTTGATAGTCCCTTCATCTTCCAAATGAATAAAGACTTCCGGAGCTTTTCCCCAGAATCCTCCGATATAGAAAGAATCAGATGGATCGAACTCTCTAAAGGTCGCAGGAACTTTAGACGTGTTGTCTCCGTTCACATTTGAAATATCGTGTTTGGCAACAACAGCTAAGCCCACGTCCCCTACTTTTGGATCACAAACGATGGCGGCGGTACCATGCTGCAGACGAAAGTACGGCAGTTTAGGAATCGTTGTCACCTCAATCCCTTGAGCCTGTACATTCATAGGCTTTAGCAACGGTTTGGCCGTAACATACCCGGCGCCGGCCTCTGTGCCTGCCCTCTCGACTGCCGTTACCGTGACCGGAAACGCAGTATAGACAGTCTTAGAAAGGATCGACTTTACGAAAAACTCTAGGGCATTTATGGGATTAGAGCCTGCAAAATCATCATAGTTTGCACTGAATTCTTGATTACTCATCGACCTCACCACCTCGGATAGATTGCTGTAATGCTCGTTTTCCACGCCTGAGCACCAGGATCGTTTGCACTGAGCTCATGTCGAAGCCCCGTGATCTTCCAAGTTCCGGATGCTCTTGGGACTATCGTCTCTAATTTGAAATTTGCTCCGATCCGCAGATCCGGCCTAAAGAACGTTGTGACGTTGATTCCGTTATTGGAAAATGTCGGATACCCGATCATCCCATTCATTGCGTTAATCAAGGGAATAGATCCCTGAGTCTTCCGGATTCCGTGTTTTTCAACGAGCACCACCTTGTCATCGTCAAAAATCAGATTGGCCCCCACTGCTCCGGCAATTCGTCTCATTTTCGTAACCGGATCGCCTTCAATGATGCAGTCCTTGATTGAAGCTGTGATGTCGTTATTCTCAAGTGTGTAGCCGATCTCTTTTGAGATCTGGTCAATTAAGCCTGCGACCGTTTGATTTCCGTTAACAGAAATTGGCGGCTGAGGAATCAGTGCGGGAAATAGTCCGCAATTAGCTTCGATCTTAAAAGTCGGAGAAGGAGCAGCATTGAAATCCGCCCAGGCGTTAATTATTTCGCCCTTGAAGATAACCGACAGAGTTTTTCCCTTCTCTCCGGCAGAAACATTGATTTTGTTTCGCTTCAACGAAAATGACTTAAAACCTAAATGGGTCAGCCGCTCCATCGTGGTTAACGACAGCCCTTTAAGTTCTACCTGAGCCTTAGGAAATGCAGGACATCCGGACTTGTCGACCGTACACTTAACGGCAAATCCCTGAAACGTGACCGCCTCTTGACCGTCCAGCGTGATAGTTACAGCTACCTCTTTTTGCGTGTACGTTGTGTTTTTATCAATTTCCGGCAGTAGTGACGGCATTTCCTGCCTCCTCGTAAATCAATATCCATCGCGAATTGAGCCCCTCGTATTGAGGGTCCGAGTTCCCTAAGGTATCGACAAAAAACAAACGCCCCGAAAATAGAGGCGTCGGATAACAATTGATGTCGGTGCCTACACAACATCGGCGCCCAGCGAATATCTGGACACCCTCAACCATCAGGTCACAAAAGAGGTATTCGGCAACTTGTCGTAACCGGATAACGCAGTTTTGACCGTCAAGAACACATGAGAACTCTTGGAACGGAAGAGCACTTATAACGATTTGGTTCATTTTTTCCATCCTCTAATCCGATCCGTAATATCCTTAGCAATCCCTGGTTTTACTTGAGCTTGCCCTGTGTTCACCTTATTGGCCGAAGTTGCACGCTTGGGCGAGTACGAGGTTTTTTGCCGGCTTAGGTTTACAGAGACAATTTCAACAAACGAAGCGTGAACGTTGAGCATTGAGGCGCCCGTCGTTTGAGTTCGGGAAAAATCATAGTGATCGAGCGCCATATTTCGCCAAATTTTGGCAGGGCTAAATATCGTGCAGGTGTCGGTACTGTTTAATCGCCTATCAAGCATGGCAAGGGCCAAAACCTGAATGGCGTAATTACCGTTAAATAAAAACTCTACATTAACCCGCTCAGGTTCCCGCACAATGTTGAATGCTGCCAGCTGGCCGTTTTCAATGGGCTCTGTAGGAACCCTTGAAGATTTATCTGCATCAACTGCTCCAATAGAGGTGTACGGAACGAACGGCAGAAGGTTATTTCCGACTACCGCCCATCCCATGGACATTACAGAGTTTAGACTAGCCATTTAACCACCACCTTGACGATATCCGCTGGCCGCATTCTGCAGCATATCCTCATAATCTCCCTGACCTTCCATGACCGCACGGTAGGCGGCGTCATGTACGGCTTTAGGATCGGCATTACCTTGAATCGTAATGCTGACATCCGTCTTCATCGGCGCGTTGATAACCGAAGAGGAAGCCCTAGGAACAATCGAAGCGGCGGCGCCGGCCTGAGCTCCCGGAGGTGCTGTAACTAGTGCCTTCTTATCGTCACCAAAACCGAACCATCCGCCCACAACGTTTGCAGACTTAGAAACCCAGTCCGGCATTTCCCAATCTGTGAAGATTTTGAATTTTTCTTCAAACCAATTAAAAATCCCGTCCCAGACGGCTTTAATTTCGTTTCCTGCCTTTACGAAATTTTCTTTCATCTTTGGAACGGTATTTATCAGGTTCGCAATGTTCTTCGCTAAATCCCCGATAAACCCCACGACCGCTGTTATGGCTGCCACAACCACGTCCCCGAAGGCCTGCAGGAACATGTCTTTGAGCGGTGAAAGTTTGTCTAAAAGGTCTGAGATTGACTTCCAAGCGTCCTGAAACGACTTGCGGATTCCTTTAATCTGATCGTCTGTATAGCCTACAGATTTCAGGAAATCCTCAAATACACTCGGTCCGCTCTTAGTGAAGACAATCAAGTCATCGATAGCTCCGGCAAGCAGGAGAACTCCGGCAATAAGAAGACCAATCGGGCTTGTCAGTGCGCCCAATAGTTTTCCGGACATCATCAAGGCTGATTTTGGTCCGAATGCTAAGACCGCGGCTATCGAAATGCCTTTGAGAGCTAATTGAATAAATTGACTGTGCTCGCCAATAAAAGCGGATGCCTCGCCAAATGTCGTGACAGCCTTCTCAATGTACGGAAGGAAAAATTTCGCAATTCCATTACCGATACTTTGAATGGCCATTCCGGTCACTTGCCACGAAATTTTGAAGCGTCTGGCATTCTCTGCATCCTTAGGCGTTAAAGCGAGTTTTCGATATGTCTCAACCAGCTCCCCCATCTGCTTGTTGTTTTGCAGAAAAACAGCGGCACTTTCACGGGTCAGTCCGAGGTATTTCAGAGCGTAGTTCGCTTGAGCTCCTGTCATGCCGTTGAGTTGTTTTCCCATACGAAGGAAAACTTCTCCGCTTGCTCCGGTGCGCTCAGTAAACGCTTGCATGGCCTGAGTGAATGCCTCGGCGCTTCCGCCTGCTGCTACGTTCGCTTTTCGCCATGCATCAATCTCGGACACATTCATCCGGACCTTTTTAGAGATGTCGTCAAGCTTTGCGCCTTCATCTATGTAATTGCCAAACATGAATTTGGCACCAAACATAGCGGCCAGCGGAGCAGCGTAACTCTTAATGGCGGAAAAGACTTGTTTCGCCATCGAATCCAGCTGAGAAAGAGATTTCGATGCATCCTTTGAAGCCTTTGAAACATCCTTCCCTGCTTTCTTACCGCTCGTTCCAACGTTCTCTAAATCTTTAGAGGTTTTCTTGGCGTTTTGTCCAGCCTCATTTATAGAAGAAGAGACCTCTTTGATACCGTCAGAGCCTTCTCCCAGAGCGTCAAGCTTTGCGCCTGCCTCCTGAGCAAATCCGAGCAACTGATTCAGCTTCTCAGACATCAGCTCGAAGAATTTAACTACGTCATTCGAGTTGACGGATACATCAATTACTAAAGAGTCGGTCTTTTGAGCCATGTTCTTAAGCGCTCTTTTGCGCCACCCATGAGTTGTAGTTCTTAATCAAAAGTGCCTCGTCTAATGCGTAGGCATCTTCCAGCGTTAGTTGTGTCTGAAGCTCGACCAAGGACGCCATGCCTCCGTTGATTAAACGAGAGATCAGAGGCGATAGCTGAGTTGTGACTGCTACGCCTCTAACCTTGGCACAATCGGCTAAGAATTCTGCACGGCGGGGGAGAACTGGCGTATCAAGTCGGGAAAAAAACCGAAGTTCGCCTTGAAGCTTTCAATTCTGAGTTTGAGAATTGTCAACGGGCTAGAGATATAACCGTCTGCGTCATCGAAGGAGAATTTGATCTCGCTCTTACCATCCACCTTGTAGACCTCGGAAAGCAGTTCATCTAAAAGGGCCTTGGCTTCTACATGAGGAACACTTACAAGCGCTTTGATCACGTCTTTGTATCCCATTTCGCTCTCAATATCGAGGTTCTTGCCCGTCATCAAAGCAATTCGAATCATTAGATCTTCAGCTTTAGTTGCAGGAAACGGATAAATCTTGAAGGTCAGCTGATTACCGCCGTCTTCCAATTTGATAACTTTTGGTTCCTTCATTTTTTAGATACGCTCCATGGATTCGAAGTGGAATACCCAGGTTGTCGGCGCCAGGACTTTATTCAGTGCCGGCATCGGATTTGCTGTCTGCAGCACACCATTTGAGAACTGGTAGGTCTTGCCGATAGACGGGATCTTTACTGTCAGATTGCAAACATAGAGCTGTTTGTTGGCGCTCATTGCTTCGTAGAGCGTAGTGAATGCAGTCGCAGTCGGAGAGTTGGCATCCAGCGTGATCGTTACGGGGTAGATGTTCGGAGTAACGCCCGCCGCCATAAAGCCGTCTACGCCCATACGGGTCTCGGCAACCTGCTGGGAATCGGCAACGATAGCCGCATCTGTGGAGAATCTTTCCAGCTTCAGACCGTTCGGATACAGCTCTTCAATCGTCATAACTGCTGACGCATTGGCGGATGTGATATCTAATTTCGGTTTCATTTCTTATTCATTCCTAAATGAAAAACCCGCCTCACGACGGGTCTTTGCGGTTGTGAAATTCGATTACATGACAGCGGTCAGTGGCATTTCGATTCGTTGGACACTGCCGGCGTAGGTGAAAAATAATCCAAGTCTCGGACTTCCTCTTTGGGTTCTCACATTTGCGGAAGGAGCCTCAATCAAATACCAATAGCCTTTAGAGTAGAGGTCTTGCTTAATCGTCGGATTGTTGGTTTCCGTCAGCAACTGCTGAACCTGCGAGTTGGACAGAGCCAGTCCTGTATCAATTACGCCATTACGCTTGGCATCGTTGATGGGATCGAGCAACCATGCCTCGATATAAGCAAATCCGGTGGCGTTGTAGGGAGCACGATTGATAGCCGCGAACCCGTCCATGATCTGACGCTGGATGCGGGCCTTGAACCAGATCATTCCGTACAGAGCGTCAATCCATTGATAAATTCCGGAGAGCAGACAGCCTCGGTTGATGAAATCAAACTCCGCGTTACGTGTTGCGAATGCGCCCACGTAATTAACCCTGAGATCATCCAATGCTTCGGCCACTTCGTCGCTGAGAACGGAGGCCTTAATTCCGGAAGCAGATTTTGCGAACCATGTCTTGATACCCTGAATTGCAGACCAATCAATAGAAGCACCGACTGCAAGGAAGGCCGCGGCATCCTGAGCGGTACCGTAAACCATCGCCAAACAGTTGTAATTGCTTTCAGCTAATTGGGCGGCTTTCGTTGTGGACTGGGTAGATTGATCCAGCATCTTTGTGTCTGTGGACCAATCAAAGTACACATAGTCATCATCAATGTCGGCCCAAGCCGCTAAAGCGGAAGCCTCATCCACCTCTGTTGCATAAAGAGTTGTGAATCCGACCCAATTGCGAGAAACAGAGGTGACAAGGTTCATGTTCTGAGCCGGTGTCAGAGCATCAGCGCCTTGAGAGAGAACGGCGCCGGAATCCTCCGTCAATCCGAGCAATGCAGATACATCCGTTCCAGTGGTCGCCTTTGTCGCGAAGGAGATTGAAGCGGTATCGCCTGTTTCTGTTGTAGTCAGGATGATGGCATTTTGATCTGAGTTAAAGGCGCCGGAAACCGACCCAACTGCAGAAGCCAGCTCTGTTGCAACGTCACTGAAAGACTTAGCCGTGGAGAAGTCGAGATTCACGACTTCTTTTTCTGTGCCGTTGACCGAAATCGTCAGGGAACCGGTCGTAATGGCTGTCAGTTCAGAAAGTTGAGCTGTGATCGGAGCAGACTTAATCCAAGCGGCCGCGTCTGCATTGATTCTGCGGGCCACAAAAAGACGGTTAATCGCCTTTTGCTGATTGTTCACTCCGGAGAAGTACTGATTAGCAAAGTCTGCCTCAGGAGATTCCGCACCAAAATAATTCCCGACAGCGGTAGCGGTCACGAATTCCAGTGCCGGAGAATCTGCAGGAATCAGAGCATTCTGGGTCAGCAGCAGACCATTTGTTTCAAGATCGGCGCTACCTGCGCTTATCACTCTCGGAGTGATAGAAACGAGTCGCGAAGCATTGATTGACATGTTTTTCCTCAAATAAAAAAGCGCCCGAGGGCGCCGACGATAATTTTTTATAGGGTGGCTATGGGCACACCAGAAACTCATTTATTTGAAAATATCCTTTACAGCCTTAATCGCTTTCGCAATCACCCAAACTGCGAGCCCGTAACCGATTAGGTAAACGGGAAGAGCTGCATACAAAGGAACGGCAGTGACCATGGTTAGGGCCTCCGCTAGGTCGTGTAAAATGTTCATATTGACTGATTCCCTTGCAATCAGTTAACTCAAACCCCGCTCAGCTACCAACTGAACGGGGCTATTTTTTTTCATAAAATTCTTATTCTTAGGACTGACATCTTGACCGGCTCTTCGGGCCGTTCTACAATTCCGCTCATAGCTAGAGATTGTTCTGTTGACCGGTGTAAACCTTTCACCGAGCCCTTAGAAGGCGGTAATAGCACAGCGTCTCTGGCTTTTCTTTTTCTCATTTCAATTTCAAAAGAAGCCTTTTTCTTATCAAACCATCGGTTTCCTTCGGTGTTGACGTTGTACGCATGGAAGTCAGTGCGTGACGATTCTCCTATATCGACAGCCACTGTTTTTTTAATGCCATTAACCCTTACGTTTTTCATTTTTGTATGAAAGGCCACTTGCGGAGAATGGTTGACAGCCTCTTTCCTCCCGAAGTAGGAGCCTTTTTCTATTACTTCTGGAACAAAAGGAAGAACCTCTAGTATTTCTCGTAGGTGCCCAGAAAATTTCTTAAATTCCTTTCTCCCTTTGCCATCGAAAACAACAGAAACTGTTTGCTTCTTCCTAGATATCTCCACCTCAGTGCTAACCGAACCTCCTCGCAGTTCATTGTCGTAATAGAGGACGATAGCTTTAGCGGGATTACCTCCGGCCTTTTGCAAGTAACTATGAATATCCTTTGAGGGCGGACTCTCAATGAGATTTTTCCCTGATTTCGGATAGGACTGCTGGCTTTCTACCTTCTTTCCTACTTTCCCTTCCAGTTTGCCATTCTTACCGACTGGTATATGAGTGCCATTCACCGTTATCCACTTTGCGGCATCCTGAGCATCACCAGGGTTTGTTGCGTAAGTTCTCCCAAGCCCATACATTAGTCCGAGCTTGAATGCTCTCCCAAGTTTGAAAGCAAGTTGCTCGTTCATTCTTTTTCCTTCGGCGGGTAGCTCACATCAACGTTTTTCAGATCCACATCAACCGCACTAAAGAATCCCATAGAAACTTTGATCTGGCTCTGCATACTGAGGTGAATCATCAGCGTTGATCTTCGGACATAGTTATCTGAGTCTCCGACGATGGTTGTGTCTCTAGGATCGTCCGCATGAAGCAGGCTTATTCCTCTGTCAACGAAGAACTGCACGCCTACCTGGGACCGGCATATAGTCTCCAAAGCCTGAGCTCTCAGCATTGCATTCATGCCGTCCGAGCCGTTTAGGGTCGAGGCGTAGCAATCGACCTGTACCAAAACCTCTGTAGTCGTCGAGAGGTAAACATTGTCATCGGTTTGGTCTTTCGTCCAATCTTCAGCGCTCGTCCCGTGGCGGAAGCTTGAGATGTAGGAATAGATGACGTAATCGTTTCCTTCAGGAGGCAATGCCAGGTTGTTCTGATTGCCGTAGAAAATGTTTTCCGGCGCCACTTCCGGAACTGCAAATATCTCAAGAAATTCTTGGATCGCTGTCCGGATGTTCGGGGTCAGGTTTTGTGCTTTCATCTTCATCCTCTACGATGTTCAGCTTCTGAGGCGTAGTTTGGAATGTGCAGCGGACAGCCTCCCAACCTGCGTCAGAAAAATCCTCGATCACCGCAGTGATCAGCCACTGGCCACCCTTGGAGTCCTCAACATAATCTCCCGACCTCGCTAATGGTCTATAGATTGCCCAAGGCCGCTGCTTCTGGTCGTTTGATGCAAAGAGGTACAGGCGCCGGATGATAGTGTTCTGTCCGGCTAAGTTGGCATGGTCAAGAGCGCTATCGCCTTCGCTTTGAAAATTCCCCTGAATCTCTTCAGGCGGTGCGTAGTACGCTTGGACAATACCTCCTACATTCCTTTGACCGACCGATCGATACAGCTTGAAGGTTTCGTCTGCATAGTTGGCGTTAATCGCCTGACGGACAATTGCGTGTAGGTTGAGAGACATTAAGAAACCTTCGCTTGAATAGAGGTTCTAAGAACGCCTGTTAGGGTCAGCGGCTTAGTCGTGTTTACGTTATTGGCAAGTTTTCCGCCACCCTTTGCTTTGCGAACCTTAGCGATTTCTCCTGTAGCTTCAAAAAGAGCCATCGTAAGGGCAGATCTTTTAGGAAACGATCCTGCTGGGATGCCTGCGTTGTCAATCGTCTGAACAATATCGTCAACTGCGGTCTGACCCATTGCCTTGAGGGAATATGTAATGTCGAAAGTTTTTAGGAAATACTTTCGGAATATTTCCTGCCAATCCGCTCTTTTTTGAGCATAGGTTGCACGCATGAACGGACGTGGAGGCATGTAGAGAGTGGTGAATTTGCTGTTCGGAGGCAGTCCTAACTGAGCTGACAAGTAGTGTCCTTGCTTGCTAGTCACTGACTGAACCCAGCCGTATTCCAGATACATCCCTATGGTTGCGATGTCCGGAACCATTATTCCGACCTCTAGTTTTTTATTGCTATCGGCCTTGAGCTTCGCTGACAGCTTTTTGAAAGCATTGTTTGATGTGATGTTGATGCCCATCATCATCCCCACGGATGGTAATTGTTTCCCGGATAAACTCTGCCGCCGATTCGGTATTTGGCAGTCAGCGTCCAGTACATGGCGCCGCATTGGGTTTGAGCCCACCAATCTCCGACAAAAGTATTCGTTTTCAGAAGGTCAAAGCTGGTACTCACACTTCCCTGCGTAGCACTAGCAATCCTGCCAACCTGACCGTTCGGCTGCTGGCTGAGTGTCAGCAGGTGGCAAGTTACAAGATCAAGGAGCCGCTCCCTTGTATAGATCTTGTTATCCGGATCGTAAGGAGCAAAGCTGTCGGCGTCCGTATTCCCTACGAACTCCACCGCCAAATCAAAGTAGAACTGCAGAGTATCGTCCGGGAATTTAACTTCATCCGAAAACGCAGGATGAAGAATTCGAAATTTTTCAGGATCAAAGACGACGACAGCCATTTTGTTAACCTTCTTCGTTCTTAACTTCTTCAACGTTGACCGATTCAGGATCGATCGGATTGAGGCCGTGGGACGCTTCTTTTAACTCGTCCTCGCGGCCTCTGAATTCTTGAACTGATTTCATCTCAAGCAGACACGGAAGCCCGCCATTCACGCCTGTAAACACAGCCTCCTGTCCGTGCATCCTCTTGATGTTTTCCCAGTCCTCTTTATCGATCTGGAATGCAACTGAGTTTCCTTTGCCAAGCAGAATCCCGTCGCGTTTTCCTCTAAGCGAATCATTAACGCCCGGAAAAACGATCGTTTTTGTTCCGCCATTGCCATTCGGCACATCATCAAATTTGAGGCCGTGGGCCAAGGTGCAAGCAATGATCACAGTGGACTGAGTTTTAGCAGCGCTCTTCTTCTGGGTATTGCTGAAATTGTCTGCGACAACCTTTCCGGATGTTGCTTTCTGAGTTGTGGTGTTGGTACGAGCCATTATTTTCAATCTCCTAAGAAAGAGGCCCGAGGGATCGGGCCTCCATAGCTGGTTAGTTCAGGTTAGATGCCGAGCATCGTGGCAACGAGGCTGGGACGACGAACAACAGCGCCCCAAGTTCCGCCCACCACTTTCTGCTTGTAGCTGGACATTTCCGGAACCACACGACCCAAGAAATATTTCTCAGAGAATGCGCAGATACCGGTTTCAATGCCAAACAGCTCAGGAACAGTCATGTACAGCATCTCACCAGCAGTTGTAGTCAGTTCAGGAAGCTGAACTACTTCGATGTTGGGGAAGGACTGCTTGAGCATGGTCATGGCCGTAAGACCGAAGGAGTTCGGCTCGGTCAGGTAGGGAGCTCTGGTGTTGCTGACAGCGAGAATGATGCGGGAGTTCTGATCAACCAGACCGCCGTTGTTCTTGCTGATTTCAGCCCACAGCTTGTTGATGTCTGCATAGACAATGTTTGCAGTCTTTTCAGGCTGTGCCGCGCACTTTGCCGCCCACGTAGAGTTAGCGGTAGAACCCGTGGTAATGGAGATCGGAGAGATCGAAGCGTTCAGGTTCGGATCATTTAACAGACCGTAGACCTTCTTACCTTCGACACCATAAAGCGCGAACTTGTTGTGAGCCATCGCCATAACGTAGGCGGAGGCCTGTTGTTTAGAAGAAACAACATTCAACTTGGCCTTGGCCGCAAGACCGACTTCGCGATCGCCGTATTTAATGACAGTCTGGAACAAGAAGTTTTCGCGAGTCGGGTACTCCACGTTCACGTCTGTGGAGACGTTCTCTGCGAAATCGGAGTAAGGAGTCACATTGCCGGCGTATTCTTCGACCGGGAAGGTGAAGAAGTTGTCTGTCCAATCACCCTTTCTTTCTTCGCCGAAAATCTTTGTGGCGTTCTGGGCGGCAAACAGGATTGGGACGACCTGCGGGTCAATGTATGTCGTGAAGACAGACGGAACGCCAACACTAACAGAGGTCTGCAAGGCGGCATCTCGAGCCATTGCCTTAACCGTTGCGTCGTAGTCGACGTTGATCTTGCCCTTTGCGTCGGTGGAATAGGACATGAATCCTTTTGCTTCCACACCATGCACGCCTTTTTGCTTTGCTAATTCAAAATCGTTCATTTTTTACCTCAGATTAGGATCCGCTCGCGGCAGGCTGATAACCGAGGCCGTGATTGGAAATGATGATCGTGTCGCCCTTGGCGCCTGCGGTCTGAACTGTCCAACCGGTATCATTTGTGGCGCCGGGATCACCAAACGTGATGGCGCCAGTGGTCGGATCACAGAGAACAGCTTGACCGAGAGTTGCGGCCGCAGGTGCGACGATGTAGTAATCGCCTCTCACTGCAATCGTCAGTTCAGATCCTTTCGGATAAATGTCCGGAGTATCTGTGCCTAGTGCGATAGACGCAGTGAACGTGCGCTCAACAAAACCGATCGGCTTATCCCCGGCGCTTCCTTTCAGGGACGCAAAGGGGAATTTCACTGCTGTTCCGGTTGTGGAGGCGGCCACAGCAAACGCAAAACCACCGCACTGGACAGTACCGTCAGACAAATAGTTCTGAGGCGTGTAGACGGCCTGATTGAATGCAACCTGCTGGCCCGGAATACCGATAGCAGGATAGAGACCTACAGATTTTTGAAGCATCAAAAAATCTCCTATTTATTTAACATTGTTCAAAATTGCGCTGACGGCAGTCGGCTTCTCGGTCACCTTGGCGCCGGAGTCCTTCGCACCAGCTAAGGCCTTTCGACCCTGCATGTAGGCGCGATACGCAGAACGAGCTTCGGATGCGGGAATGTTTTTCAAACCGAGTTTCTTGAGTGCTGCCACATAGATGGAACCTGCAGAGTCATAAGATCCCGCACGGATAACACCTAAAACGGGCTTGACTTCTTCGATTGCGGCCAGTTCAGAGTAGATGGTGTTTCTGAGAACCTTCATTGAGTCAGAAGCAGAACTCTTTTCTTCCTTGCCGTCTTCAGGTTTCGGATCTTCATCTTGTGCGCCTTCATCTTTCTTCTGGGCGTAATTCAATCCGGCGGCGAAAGCCTTCTTCTCCTCTTCAGAAGCCTCATCAAAACCACAGGATTTCAGTGCATCTTCAGCTTCTTTTTCGAGATAGCGTTCTTCGCCTTCGCGTTCGTGATCAGAATCGAGGCGCTTAGGATCATCCTTTTCACGTTTTTCGCCGTAGAGAACGCCAGCTTCAAAACCAGCCTTGAACGTCGGATCCTTCATCTTTTCATCCAGCTCCGGATCGTCGTCCTGAGCCTCTTTTTGATCATCAGGCTTGGGATCTTCGTCTCCTGTAGCCTGAGAGTAAGCCAGGTCAGACAGAGTTGTCTTAAGCTTTCCAGCTTCTTCGTCCGTCAGGCCTTTTGCCTTCAGTCCTTCGATGATTTTTTGAATCATCGCGTCTTTGTCATCATCTTGAGCGCCGTCAACGATTTTTCCGTTGGGATCAACGGAATGCAAATCGATAATCGCCTTTGCTAACGTCACTTCAGCCTGCTCAACAGCGTCATCTTTTTCCATATTGAGAAAGTCCTTATTAGAATCGCGAACTCTTACCTCAGGCCCAGCGCGCCCAGTTTCCACAAGCGCCAGATGGTTCGCTCTGATCCGGCGTTGCACATAGTCGTATTTCTCTCCATCAGGTGTCTCACCCGACGTGAAGTCGGGCTCGAACGTATATGCCAGGCTCAACTCACGCATTGAACCGTCCTCGATCCTGCTGCGTGCGTCCTTGTCGTAAATGTGGAGAGAGTTAACTAAAAACGGAGCCTCAAAAGCTCCGTCCGTTCCGGTAGTGCCGACCCGAGTTTGTTTGTTCTCGGGGGCTCCGTGATCATCGTGATGCTCCAGATGAATCGGGATACCGTTAATTGATTGAATAGTTTCGGGAGAACTAAGTTCTTCAGGCGGTCGATAGGCGTGATAGATCTGTTCAGGGTCTAATCCGAGCTCTCGCCAGCCTGCAATCTCTTTCCCGTAATACGGAGCAACTTGAACTCTTGTCAGCGGAGACTTTTGGACATGGAGGAAACCGTTGTCGTCCACAGATCGAACACTCACAGAATCAATTGCAACCGTGCGTTTTAGATTTCCCACAGTAATAACCTCGAAAATGTTTAATCCGGAAGGATGCTTCTGAACTGGCATCTGCACCAATAAAGCTCACCGGGCATCACGTTCCGACCGACCTCCTTGTCGTACAGGCCTTTAGAAAGATCAAACTCTTTTCCGTTCATCTCAATGTGGCTTTCTCGACTGGTGTACTTGCCAGGGACATGAATCCAAACCCCGCGAGTAATCCCTAAACCTTTGCAGTTGGCCTGCTGAATCTGCTGATTCAGTTTCAGCGTTTGGTCAATTGCCACACGCTGAGCTCGTTGAGCCGTAAATGAAGAAGATCGTCCAAGGGCTTCCACAATCTGCGAATACGTGCCATGACCTTCGTAAGCATCCATAAAGGCAGAGCGAATATTTGTCAGCTCGGATGTTGTGATGTTGCTGATGAGGCTCGTCGTGTCGGCAACCATTCCCGGTAGTTCATTTATTGCCTGAGGCGTGATGAAGAAGTGCTTGCGCGTCTGCCTCATCTCGTAAGCAAAAACGGAATCAGGAATGCCCGCCGCCTTGAGAGATGCCTTCTGAGCTGTCGAGACATCGGCGGCAAGGTTTTTCACGTACCACTCAGCAATCTGACGTGTTTCCCGATCTGCAGTTTTCATCCAATTGCCCATGTTGCGGGCTATGAATTCGTCAACATTGCGACGGAATCGATCCGGATCACGAAGAACTAAGCGGTTGATTTTTTCCTTGATGTTCCGAAGTCTTGCTCGATCAAGGGGATCATCCGGACGGAACGTTAAGGAAGCATCCTCGGTCAATCCTCCAGCATCAGACAGGTAAAGAAGAATCTCGTTGAGAATCCTATTTCTGAAGGACCGCAAGAAGGTGTCGAGCTTCTTTTTGAACTTTGCCTGTCTGCCTAGATTCGGCTGAACAGCACGAGCAGTCTTCATTAGAAAATCTCTCCAGCTTTGTCTTCATCAGTCTTCAGCGCCGGCGCCACGTTCTCGGCCGAGCGCTGTTTCAGGAAGTTGTTCATAGGCTCATTCTGCTGGCTGGGATCATCAGTCATGAGTTCGCCTTCCATCCCCTCCGGCAATTCCTCAGGAATGAAATCGAGACCCATATCGGAATCACGACGGACAAACTCACGAACCTCTTCGGCACTCAGAACATTGCGATCCTGCAGCACTGCCAGCATGTCGACCTTTGTCTTAGCTGTGATCGCTGTAGCAGCGGCATCTGCCTCTCCGAGTTCGTTGAATTTGAATGTAATGGACTGATCAACGTGTCCAAATTCCACCAACTGGATAGCTTTCAAGACGGTTTGAATTGCGTCTCGATTAAGCTCCTGCTTCGACTTGATGTGGTCGTAGTAATTCCGGATGTCGCTCTGACCGGTCGCATTGAAACCACTCGGAGAGATTCCGAGAAGCTTGACCGCAGGCGTGCGGTTGATAGCCGCAATGAATTCCAGAGCTTGACGAATAATGCCTTCAACTCCTGAGATCGTCAGTGTGATGTTCTGCAGATCCTCGGAAGAATCACAGGCAAAAATGGCCTCATTAGAGCGATAACGCTGTAAGAGCATCATCTTCGCGTCTAACTGCTCAATCCCGCCAGCCTCAAAAGCCTCTGCGAAATTCGTTTTGAATACCGTGAGGTTGAGTTTCTCCAGAATGCTGACGCCCGTTTCTCTGGCTTTGTTCCAGTGCAGCACATAATCCCAAAGGATCTGAGCTTGAGGAATGCCAAGAAAGTTGTATGCAGGACGAAGAAGCAGCGGAGGTTCATTGTCAACCAGTCGAATAAGACGAGATGCATGCACCTCTTGACCAAGAACAAACCAAGACTTTGGCTTTAGGTAATCGTCTTTGAGCGGCTGGTTGGCGTTGTAAAAACCAGGAGAAACATTGACCGGATCAATGACAATAAATTTGACTGTCTTATCCTCGCCCACTAGCTCGGCTGACTTGTCGGAATAGTTGAGAGGAAGCTTTAGAGCCTCTCCTTCAACTCCGGTGTCAACGAAAATGAAGCATCCGCCCATGAAACCAACGATGCTCAGAGCTTCATTAAAGAGCTTCCTCAGTCGATATTTGTTCTCCTGAAGATCTTGTAGCTTCTTTACGTTGTCTGCCGATTCGTCTTCTCCGCCCTCGACCTGAATCCATTCCCGGCACATATCATCCGCAACGGTCTGAATGCAGGTGCGGATCATGCCGTTTTGCGCGATATTCTGCAGGACGCCATAGCCGACAAACGATGTCATCGGGAACTGTCCTAGATCCAAAGCGTGCTGCGTCAACGATGCATAGTACGCATTGAAACTCGAGCCAATCGCGGCATCATTTGTGAAACGAGACTCTGCTTTCTCCGGCTCTTTTGTGTTTAAGGTGATCGGAGGATAAAAGAGTGTTTTAGCCTCCTCCGGAGAGAACGATGTTCTAGGGGGCACGAAGCGAGAGCTTGCCGCATCGATGATCTTTTGATTGATCTTTCGGCGTTTGTTTTCGTCTAGTTGATTCATGATTTTCAAAATCTAAAACGTGCCTGCTGCATCTGCTCTCGGGTCAAAATGACACCTTTTCCACTCCGGAAGTAATTCAATGCCTGAGTTGTAGCGTCACAGTTGTGAACTAAGACTCCGTTTGCAAAAAACATGTGAACATCACTCACACACAGGTTGTAAACGGGCTCTATTCCACCCCAGCTTTCGGCTACAAGCTCTGGAGCATGTAGTTCTGGGTTTTCTGCCTCCACCCTCGATGGAAGTGAACTCTTGACCACAGATTTCGCATTTTTTTGTGACCGAATAACACTCGTAATTCCATCTGTATTTGGTTTCACACTTTCTTGAGCAGAACCTTCCGTTTGGACTTTTTGCCTCAAAAATGGAGCCACAAAGCGAACAGACACATTGATAAAAGGTCGGAAGCCTTTCTTTAGCATGCTGGCGATGCCAACTTCTTCCTTCTTCGCTTCTATGCCATGCACTTGCAAGCGGCCGCACCTTGTCAAGATGTTTTTTGACCCTTTCAGTTTTGTAATTAGTTTTCTTGCAGTGTTCATTCCGTGATAAACACTCAAGATTGCTAAATTCGTTATTGAAAGTGTTGCCGTCCTTATGATGGATATGAAACCCTTGAGGCACAGTTTTCCCAGAGAAGAATTCCCATATAGCCACATGGAGCCCTTTCGGAGCTTTCCTGCCTTCGTTCGTGGTGGACTGGCTAAGGTAATACTTCCTCGATCCCATGAGACGATAGGTAACGCCGTTGAACGTAACCTTCTCTGCAGGATTGGATTTATCAAGTTGCGGTATTTGAGCTTGATGCATTCTTCCTCCTCAACCGTTTGGAACGCTTTTATCTCCGCATCTCGCGTAATAAATGGGTGATCCGGAGTAGCCGTTACTCCAAACTTCGATATCACATTTCTGGTACCTGTCTTTCCGGAGAACAAAACACGTTTAAGACCGAATGGGGTTAGAACCATTTCGCCCGCCTTAATCTTTTCTATCGGCTTGTCTCCAAAAAGAGTGGCCACCTTAGTTCCAGCAACGAAACACTGGTCATCGTGAGAACCTGCGGGAAACTCAAGCAACTCGCTGACGTAATGCGGCACCCAAGGTGCTGCACTGTCTTCCGGAATAAAAACATTCCCTGCCTCAAAATAAGGAGTGACGGACGATGCCCGGGCCTCTTTCGATTCAGTGGGCGTTATCGGAACAAATCCCGAAACCGTAGATTTCAGCTCAGAGATCACCGCCGATCCGTTCGCCTTATCTTCAACCAGCTTCCGGACAACACGCGGCCACTTATGGGCAAGAACTCGGACCATCTCTTTTGTCTTCACAAAATCCCATTGGCCCCGTACTTGATCAAGCAGGTAAAAATTCGGTCCTTTTTTGCCCCACACTTGACCGACCACATAGTCGGAGTTTTTGGAATCCTTGAACGTCATATCCCACGACATGAGCGTATGGTCAAACTCTGGCGGAAGGCTTGTTGCTGTCCATCTTCTAAACCACTCGAGCTTGAATAAAGCACCGCCATCGGGAACCGGATGCTGCTGATACAGTGCAGCCCAATCTCTCGAACCGACTGTTTTCTGAATCTTTTTAAGCTGATCTAACGAATAACGCTCAGGGTGCAGCGCCTCGCCTTTCCGCCTATGGATTTCATCATGCTCAGCAATCGCAGGATAGTTGATGACCGTAAAAGTATCGCCCTGTCCGTTCTCCATGTTTTCAATAAGGCGCCCAATGAGATCGTCTAAGTGCCACCTCGTAGCCATGACGATCACACCACCGCCCGGAGACAAGCGTGTATACGCCGTAGATGTGTACCAGTCCCAAATAGACTGTCGCACCGTGGCACTATTCGCCTCTGCGCGATCTTTCACGGGGTCATCAATGAGTAGGCAGTCTGCGCCTTGGCCCGTAATACCGCCTCCGACGCCGCATGAGCGATAGGCGCCGGCATGACCGACAATCTCAAATAAATCGGATGTCCGAATGTACGACCCTCGCGAGTCCGTCCGGACTCGCGAGCCATTTAGCGTTGTTCCCGGGAATACCTCTAGATATTTTTCATCATCGATAATCCGCTGAACGTCACGATTAAAACGTTGTGATAAATCCGAGCTGTAGGATGTAGCGATAATCTGAAGATCGGGAAAACGCCCGAAGGAATAGGCAGGGAAACGGCGCGAAACAAGCTCACTCTTACCCGAACGAGGGGGTAAAGTAATTATCAGCCTCGGAGACTTCTTCTCTTTAACAGCTTCTAGAAACTCGTCGAGCATGTCACAAATTTCTTTATGTACCCACCCCATTAGGTAATCAGGTTTAGTGTACGTAGTGAAATATGCGAGCGATTTACGAGCCTTAGCTAGTCTGATCTCCTGTATCGTTGGAAGCCGCATTCACAATACCCTCCAGCGCATCAAGCTGTTCTAATGACAATTTGCTTAGATCCAGCTGGTTAACTTTATCGACCTTGACCGGTTCACCGTCCTTTCCAGTGATCTCCTTCCTGTCAGTCTCTTTCCACCCACAGCGAGATTTCATGTAAAAAATGGTCGCCGCAGGATTTCCCTCCCTAATGAGGGACATAAGTTTTCCACCAACGAAGGCGTTGGCCTTGGCCTTTCCCTTTTTTATGGCGGTGGCAAAATTGGCAAAATCTTTTTTTCGATTTCTCAAAGTCCGATAACTGATTCCAAGCGCGAGAGCGATCTCTTCCTCGTTGTCACAAACCTGAGCCAGTTGTTCAACCTTCTCTAGGTCAATCTGAATGCGTGGACGAGTCCGCTTCTTTTGAACTTTTTCTTCCATGCCTTCAACCTGCCTATAGTTAACTGGTCATATCGATGATCTTCTGAATTAAATCCTCGAGTCCGAAACTTTTAACGAAATCCTGAACCTGCTTTTTGTATTCGATCGGAATGGAGAGCGTCAGATTAAAGCTGTCTGCCTCGGGCTCCTCTTTTTCCGGTTTTTCCTCTTCTTCTGCGGGTTTGGCAGTCTCACACAACAAAGCGTTCAACTCTTCGTCTGAGAACCCTGTTACCGGCGCCAAATCCGTATCCTGCAATTCCTGCAGCTCAATCCTTAAGAGGTCAATGTCCCAACCAGAATTAAGAGCAATTCGATTGTCTGCGAGGATGAAAGCCTTCTTCTGAGCCTCAGATAAGCCGGTTAATTCAATTGTCGGTATTACCTTCAGCCCGAGCTTCTTAGCCGCCTTCAAGCGTCCATGTCCGGCAATCACTCCGCTCTTCTCATCAATCAAGACAGGATTGTTGAACCCAAATTCCTTGATCGAACTGGCGATTTGATTCACCTGCTCCTCTGAATGCGTCCGGGCATTATTTGCGTACGGAATCAGGTCATTGACCGGCCTGTAGAGAATTTTGAGTTCAGATTCTTTCATAGCGTTAAAAAGGTGCGCCCGGCATTTTCAGCTGGGCGCACTCCAACCAACCCCAAGGAGATAGTTTGTTAAGGCGGTTTTCTCCGCCATTCTCGTCAGGAGAATTAGAAATCCAGCGGAGTGAGCTTCTTCCCGTTGGGAATCTAGGCTTGCTGGATGTTGTAACTTTGTCGCTTGACTACTTAATCAGCGAGTAAGCGAAGGCAAAAGATATGACGGTCATGCACATCATCGCAATGATGGAGAAACCCCAACGGAGAAAAAAGGACCATTTCGGATAACGGTCTAATAGTTCCATGACTAGCTTCCTACAGTGCTTTGATATAATCTCCATATCGACCTACTGGTTCTAGGTTGACACTAAAAACCCCGTACAGCTCGCAACTGTCGGGGTTTTGCTTTGTTTGGTCTCAATAGTACATTCTTCTAACAACTACTGAAACAGAGGCTGTGCGGTTTGTCGATAAACGTTGTGGACAACAATGAAACCGCTAGAGAAATCAAAGGGCCAAGCAACCTAAGATAATTGACAGAATCAACATGAAATTGATTGTCCGGAGTGCGTAGCCTCGCCTGTTATGGATTGCGTTAAGAGCATCGATTGAGCGCTGATACTG